ACCCGGCAAGATAGGGCAGAGAGCTAGATTGGCTGAAACCCTTAAAGGCATGAAGAAAAAATAATGGCATATACCAGTGGTAATTCTACATTTAACCTTGACCTCACTGAGCTAGTAGAAGAAGCCTTTGAGCGTTGTGGCTCGCAATTACGCACTGGATATGATCTTCGCACCGCAAAAAGATCTATCAACCTATTAACGATTGAATGGGCTAATCGCGGCATTAACTTTTGGACAGTAGAAGAAATTTCTATCCCGCTAGTATATGGCCAAGCTATATACCCAGTTGGCGCTGATACGATTGATATCTTAGACTTGGTTACTCGTACCAATAACTCTAGCGCTGCCAACCAGCAGGATATCAACTTAAATCGTATTTCTGAGTCTACTTATTCTACGATTCCTAATAAACTGACCTATGGTCGTCCAATTCAAGTTTGGTACAACCGTCAAACCGGTAATTCCAATATTTATGCTGGCGTAACCTTGGCGGCTTCTTTGACCCCGTCGGCTACCACAATTACCCTTAGCTCGACCTTTAATATGCGGTCTACTGGATTTATCCAGATTGATAGCGAGATCATTGGTTATGTCAATATTTCAGGAAACCAGCTTTTAAACTGCTATCGCGGACAGTACAATACTACAGCAGCGTCACATAGCGTCGGAGCGGCGATTTACGACCAACAATTACCAAGTTTGGCAGTCTGGCCTACCCCTGACAATGGAACGCCGTATACGCTTGTTTATTGGCGCATGAGAAGAGTTCAGGATTCAGGTACTGGCGTATATGTTCAGGATATTCCATTCCGTTGGATTACCTGTTTGGTAGCTGGATTGGCATATTATTTGTCTATGAAATTACCAAACATGGACATTCAACGCGCTGCTGGTTTAAAAATGGAATATATGGAACAGTTGCAACAAGCAATTGAAGAAGATAGAGAAGATGTATCAATTAGATTTGTACCGCGCAATTTGTTTTACGCGAGGTAAGTATGCCAACTAAGTATGCTAGTGGCAAACACAGTATTGCGGAATGTGACAGATGTGGTCAACGATATAAGCTGGTTGAGTTAAAAAAGCTAACCATCAAGACCAAATTAGTCAGCATTAAAGTTTGTCCTGAGTGTTGGGATCCAGATCAGCCACAGCTACAACTTGGCTTGTATCCAGTAAATGATCCTCAAGCAGTTCGGGAGCCAAGACCTGATATTAGTTATTACGCATCTGGTCCGAGTGGATTGCAGACGCAACAAGGCGGTGGTAACAGCCCTCAACAAGCTGGTTATCCTGAAGGCGGTAGTAGAGTTATACAGTGGGGCTGGTATCCTGTAGGGGGTTCTAGCGGTGTAGATAGAAACCTTACCCCCAATTATTTAGTAGGAAAAGGCAACATTAATTCAGTAACAATTACGACAACGTAGGAGTAAAAAATGGCAAAGATGGAAAAAGAATCAACAAAAGCAGATATGAAAATGGACAAAATGATTGCTGATAAAGAGATCAAGAAAGCCATGAAAGAACACGATGCTCAAGAGCATCCCGGCAAACATACCAAGCTCAAGCTTAAAAAAGGCGGCATGGATGTTAAGAAAATGGCTAAGGGCGGTGTAACCCAGTCTAATCTACGCAGCATGGGCCGTAATATGGCTCGCGTTGTTAATCAGAAATCTAGCTCAAGAGGTCGTTAATATGGCAACCGCAAAGAATGTAAAACCAACCAAGAAGGATAGCCCAGCTATTAAAACTGGTAAAGCTCCTTATGACCATCCAGCAAGCGATTATGCACGTCCACACACGATGGCTGGCAAAATCATTGATGGTAATGAAGTAATGGAAATGGGCGATTATGCAACTGAGAAGTCAGCAAAGACCGCTAATATCAAAGATCCACTACCAGCAAGCGCAGTAAGCTGGGGTAAAGGCACAACCAAAGAAGACGGACAAGAAACCCGTGGAAATGGTGCAGCTACTAAGGGTCGTATTGCTCGTGGACCAATGGCGTAATAAATGAACTACGAAACGTTATATAACAATATTCAGACTTATGCCCAGACGTCAGAAACGACGTTTGTGGCAAACATTCCGTTCTTTGTGGAACAGGCTGAAACACGCATATATAACGCAGTTCAAATTCCATCCCTGCGTAAAAACGTAACCGGTAATCTGACATCGGGAAATCAGTATTTAACTTTGCCGTTTGACTGGTTAGCCACTTACTCTATTGCCGTTATTGATAGCAGTGGTAATTACACTTATCTACTTAACAAAGATGTTAACTTCATCCGCGAAGCGTATCCGAACAATGGCTCAACAAGTTGGTCTTTACCTAAGTATTACGCTATTTTTGGCAGCTCTACTAACAATGTCAATGAATTAACTGCTATTGTAGGCCCAACGCCAGACTCATCTTATAACGCAGAATTGCATTATTTTTACTATCCAGTATCTATTGTTCAGGGTGTTATTGGTATCCTTAATGTTACTTTTACTGCTGGAACGCTTTATTCTCCGGGTCTGTATCAAAATGTATCATTGACTGGCGGATCAGGATCTGGGGCTACCGCAGATATTTTAATTAACTCATCCGGCAACGTTGCTAGCTGCACCCTGCAAAATGGTGGTAGTTTTTACCAAGCTACCGATATTTTAGGAGTTTCTGCTTCTTCTGTTGGTGGAACCGGATCTGGATTTTCTATAGGAATCCAACAGCTTAATAATCCATCTGGAACCAGCTGGCTTGGTGATAATTATGATCCAGTCTTATTTTATGGTTCTATGCGGGAAGCTATGCTGTTTCAAAAACAAGAGCAGGACATTATCAAATATTATGAAGATAAATTCCAAGAAGCTCTTTCTGAAATCAAGCGTCTTGGTGATGGTCTTGAGCGTGGTGATGCTTATAGAGAAGGTCAAACTAAAATAATGCCTTATAATAAATTATGAGAAATTGTAAAAAGTGCCTACAAAATAAGAACTTAGAAGAGTTTAAAAAACACTCTAATGGGTATAGGCACGTTTGCAAAAAATGTCAATATCTAGCTGAAATCAATAATCCTACTGCTTATGCAAATAGAATTGCTCGCATGAAAAAATATAGACACTCTGAAAAGGGAAAAATTGCAGAAAAAGCATATTCTCAATCAGAGATTGGTAAAGCATCTAGAAAAGCGGCTACAAAAAAATATCATCAAACGCCACAAGGACACATTAACAAGTACGTAACTACAGCAAAAAGAAGGGCTGGCAGATTGCAACGCACTCCCGCATGGTTAAATGATATTGACCGTGAACGTATTAAAAATGAATATAAACTTGCTGCTTTATTAAGCAAAATTGAAGGCGTAAAATGGACTGTTGACCATATTATTCCATTGCAGGGTGATTTAGTTTCCGGTCTTCATGTGCCATCAAATTTGCAAGTTATGAGGGCGTCCAAAAACTTTTCAAAACATAATAAGTTTGAGGCTTCATAATGCCTATCGTTCAAGGACAAACCACTTTATTCAAAGCCAACATTTTGTCAGGTTTGGAAAACTTTACCCTAACTTCTCCATATACTTACAAAATAGCTCTTTATAATGGTAACGCTAATCTAAATAATACCACTACCGCTTATACCTCTACCAATGAAATTTCAGCTATAGGTTATACAGCTGGTGGTCAGGCATTGACCATATCAAATCCTCCCACCCAAGATACGACCAATAATACGGCCTATATATCGTTTAATAATGTTACTTGGTCTGGAAGCCTTTCCGCAAATGGAGCCTTAGTTTATAATAGCACCACTGGAGCGGCGTGTTTTATTTTGAATTTTGGTAGCACAATTACCAGCTCAAATACGTTTACCGTTACGTTCCCAACGGCAACATCAACTACCGCAGTATTGACAATTAGTTAAGGAGTTTTACATGGAAAAAGCAAAATTTGGAGATATCAGCACTGCTGCGGTAATGCGTAACGCTGCATCTGACAACTCTGTTGGATTCGAAGGATTCTACGATGTAGTATGCTACGATGCAAAAGGTAATATCAAATGGGAAGATAGAGCGCCTAACTTGGTGACTGCTGCTGGTAAAAATGCTTTATTTGATTATTACTTTGGCGCAACTGGCACAAGTGGCGGTACTTCTTCTGGTGCCAACTATCTTGGATTGGTAGGAAGCGCTTCAGCTACTGCTAACTATTTCCCATCAGATACTATTTCTTCTCACGCTGGTTGGCAAGAAGTAGGTGGCGCTAACGCTCCTGCATATTCTGGTAGCCGTCAAGCTCCTAACTGGACTGCAGCTACTAATAACGGATCTGCTGCTGGTAGCAATATTACATCTAAAGCTGCTTCTGCCTTGACATTTACATTTACAAGTAGTGGTACTGTATTTGGTTGCTTTATTAACTCTGGCGCAAGTGCTTCTGCAACTGTTGGTTCTACTACTGGTGTTTTATATAGTGCCGGTAGTTTTACCGCAGGAAGCAAAGTAGTGTCCAGTGGCGACTCATTGGCAGTAACTTATACCACTACCGCAACGTCTTAATTTAGGAGCCAATTATGGCTTTAGTATTAGCTGATAGAGTACAGGAAACAACAACCAGTACAGGGACAGGTTCAGTCATATTGGCTGGAGCTGTCAATGGTTATCAAACCTTTTCTGCTGGTGTTGGCAATGGCAATACTTGTTATTACACCATTTATGACAATACATCCTTTGCATGGGAAGTAGGTATTGGCACATTTACAACATCACCTAATACTTTAGCTCGTAATACGATTCTGTCTTCAAGTAATAGC